GGATCGGCTTTTTTGTGCCTGCGCAAAACCCGCGCAAAACTGGCGCAAAACTACCCGGTGATTTCGCTGATATTCAGGTCCGGAATTGCTTCGGACCAGATGATTTCCTCGTGGTCCCGCTGGTAGTTTCTGGTCATGCCCTCGCTCGCATGGCCAGCTATTTTCTGACCATCCTTTCCGGCTTTCTTGTACAGGTGCAGCGACAGCGCTCGCACTTCGTGGAAACCCGGCATCTCTTCTTCCTTCCATCCCGCGTAGCAGTTCGCCGCCTCCCTGGCCTCCTTGAATGCTCGCGTCAAATACCGCTCCTCAACCTTCGTCCAGTGATCCTTGGTCTGCGCCTGTTTCTGTTTCCGGCGCTCGGGCTTTCGGTGCACCAGGTAGGGCGATACGACATCGTCACGGCATCGGCTGATGACGGCCTGCAACTCCGGTGTTATCAGAAATCGTATCCATGCGGCGTCACTGGCCTTGGCCGTCTTCTTCTGCACCACGTACAAGTAGCCCTCTCGACTGCCATCAAAACGCATGTCGAGGATGTCTGTCCGGCGCTGGGCGGTGATCAACGCCAGGTCGATTGCGTTCTGCAGCCAGGCCGGCGACTTCTCCCGAATGGCTTTCAGTCCTTCAATCGTGTGGCGTTTGCGCTGCTTCTTCTCGATCCGGTTGATGGTGCTGGCCGCCGGGTTATCCGGGCACAGTCCTTTGGACGCTGCGTGATTAAAGATGTCGATCAGTAGTGCCCGGCACTGGTTCGCCGTGCGCGGGGTGAGCGTGTCGAGCATCTCCGCGACCATGCGAATGGTGATCTGATCGACGGCCTTGCCCTCGAACTGCTTGCGGAAGCGCCGGAAGTGCACGGCGTAAAGGCCCAGCGTACCTTTGGCCAACTCTCGTGGCGGCAGAACGTCGCGTTCGTAGGTATCGAGGAAGCCAGCAAATGACTCCGTTGAGTTGCCCATCACGGCGCCGATCAGGTCGGCGCCGCGCATGAATTCCAGATTCAGTTGCTTTGCGGCATCGATCGCCTTGATTCGGTCGCTGCCAAACTGGAACCACTTACCGTCGGTTGGCCGCCGGTAGCGATAAGTCGAGCGCCGCGAATCGAAGTACAGGTTCGGCGGGAGGCTCTTGTTCGCCTTGTTACGCGGCCGTGGGACCATCATGCAGCTCCTTTCAATACCATCGCGACCAGGTCGTTGCCGCTCGACCGGCTGAACGCGGTCCAGTCAACGTACCAGAGTTTCCCAATCTGCTCCCCGGGCACCATGCCGTTTCGGATGTGGTTGCGGATGGCTTGCGGGCATTGCGGCGTTCCGTTTTCGCCCCAGCGTCGGCGCTGGAACTCACTGATTTTGATCAGCTCTCGTTTCATTGGGTGCTCCATGCCGCGCGTGGCGGCAGAAAGTGAGGGATGGGGTTAGGCGCTTTCGCCGAGATCCAAGCCAATCTGGCTGACCCGGTCGATGCAAGCCGGACTCAGCCAGATACATTCGGTCCGATTCGCTGTGCCGCGACCGGCGCTGATACGGGCTGATGTGCTGTAACTGACCCAGCCGGGTAGTAGCTCGGCGTATAGATCGCTCGGGTAACCGGATAGCACGACCATTCCTTCTAGCTCGAGCAACACGCCGAGCAGTTCTCGGTGTGCTGCGTCATCCATCTCGTGCTTGTAATACCGTCCGCTCGATGCGCCCTTGTATCGGGTGTCGTGCACATAGGGTGGGTCGACGTAGTGCAAGGTCTGCGGTCCGTCGTGCGCCTTGATGACCTCGATCGCCGGTCTGTTCTCGATCAGAACACCACTCAGGCGTTGGCCAACTTCGGCGAGTTGTTCAGGGTATGTAGCCCAGAGTGACTGGGCTGTGCCGCACTGACGCTTTGTGTCGATCCGGAAGCCGGTGATGCCTTTCGTGGCGCCGGCTGAGCCAAAGCCCATCTGGGCACGGATGATCGTCCGCCGGGCGCGTTCGATCGGTTCGGCGCAGGGTTCCCATGAAAGCTCGAACTCTTCTCGGGAGTAGGGCGTGAAGACCAACCGTTCGGTGAGTCCCGATCGCGTGACCGGATCTTGAAGGACGCGGAACAGGTTTACGATGTCGCCGTCCAGGTCGTTGTATACCTCGGCATACGATCGAGGCTTTTGCATCAGCACCCCAGCGGCGCCACCGAACGATTCGACGTAGCAGGTATGCGGCGGGAAGTGTTGCAGAACCCACGGCGCAAGCCGGAACTTGGCGCCGTGGTAGCGGATGACCGGTGCGGTGATTGTCATGTTCTTTTCCAGGTACATTCCCGCCGTTGCCGGCAGGCTAATTTGGGGGATTAGGCTTTAAATCTGGTTCGAATCGGCAGCGCGTCTTATTCTTCTCGGCCAAATTAAGGAGATGCCGTTATGGAGTTTGCTGGTCCACAGGAATTGGCTTTGTTGCGAGCTTGGGTGTGCAATGGGAAAAGCGCGGCGGAGGTTACTAATAGTGATGCGACATATTTTCACAGCGTAATGTGGGGTGCCTGCATGGGTAAATATGAGGCTTGGCAGCTGAAGCATTACCTCATGGAAAAAGACCCGCTCCCCAAGTTGGTTTTCAAGGAGTTTGAATCGGTGTTCATGCACCGCGGCTGACTTTGAAGGGGGAGGGAGTAGGGGGGCACGCTGCGATTCAGCTACTCTCGAGCGAATCGACCGACGTAGGGATACTCAGATGTTTAACGACACCGACACCGTGGGATACGCGTTCAAGCGGGCCTTCTATCGAGTCGACGGCGTGACGATGTTTGTCTTTTGGCTGATATGGAGCGGGATATTTATCTGGGCCATGTTTGACGCAGAAGCATCGAGAATAGAGGTGCTCGTCAAGTTGATGATTGGTTTGATGAGTCCGTTTCTTTATGTGGTGCTCGGGCTAATGCGGATACCTGGTTTGCTGAGCGCGGTGATAATTGCTGCGATAAATATCCGGTTTTTGTCGGTTTATTTTTAAGGGCGGTGTGCGGTCAGCTCATCAATCCGCTGATCCGCTGCGTTCAGGCGCAGATGCAGGGCGTCACGCTCGGCGGTGACCCGATCGAAGTCGGCGGCCAGCACGTAAACAAACATCTGCGGGAAGCACTTCATCACCTGCGGTGTGCCTTCCACCAGTAGACAGTAATGCGCGTAACGCTTTGCTGTAGTCATCATGCAATCTCCATCGATACCAGATCATGAGCATTCACAACCGTCATGCCGAGGCGTTCGGCGATCAGTATTTCGAGGCGGGCGCCCTTTGAATGCTCCCAGCCCGGGAGCGTGGCCACGGTGTCGCAGTCCATTAGGGCGGCGATGTCGCGGCGCATGCAGTCGTTCCAGGAACCGCCGTCAGGGTTGAGCTCGGCGGGGTTGGTGACGGTGTGGCCGTCGGCGCGCAGGTTGGCGGTCATTGCGGCGAAGGCTGGGAAGTTGAGTTCGGCCAGGCCGGTCATTGGCCCGCTGAGGTAGATGCGCTTCATGCGGCCACCTGCTGCTGTTCCTGGCCCAGCGCCTGCTGAACCGCTGAGATGATGCGGCACAGGTAGTGCCAATCGGGATTCGGCTCAACGGCTTTCTCGTCCACCAGATGCCACCACTCAGGGCCGAACAAGTCGGTCAGAAGTTCACTCTGCTGGCGCCCCACCGAAATCGACTCAACTCCGCGAAGGTCGTCGATTTGGTCGAATAGGTCGCGGGCATCCTCCTGATCCAAGCTGTCACCAAACTCCCAATACCCTTTGCGCATCCGGCGCCGGTCAATGACCGACTTCTTGGTCAGGGTCATCAGCGCATCATTTGAAAACCTCATCGATCTGAGGCTTGGCGAGAAATAACCGATGACGTAGTCCTCATCGAGGCGGCAGAAGAACTGGCCGATGGTGAGACCGTCCCACATGCCGCCCCAGTAGGCGTGCCAGCTCTTGTCCCAGCAGCTGACGGTGATCTTGCCCTTACGGGGCGCCAAGTCCTCAAGGAAGACATTGATTGGATCGAGGTTTGCCGCCCCGGTGATGACCAGCTTCGTCACTGTCGAGCGCTCAACCTTCAGCGGCTCAGCGATTTTGTTTTCTGTGGGCATGGGGCGTCCTATGCCGGGTCATGCCCGGGCGGTGGAGTTTTAGGTGAATTTGGAGTATCACAAGCGTCCGGTGTAGGACCGGCCAAAGGAGGCGTGATGTTGTATCGGGGCGAATGCAGAGCTGTTCACGAAAAAAACGAAGGCCGAATTTTTCCTAAGAATATCTATGGAGAAAAAGAAGTAGTTGCACTTTACGACGGCGCCATCACATACGACGGTCGTTTTACCTATGGCCCTTCTGAAGAGAATCGCGCTGCCGCTCACCAGATTGAATCAGGCCTCTATAATGGGTGCTCTGTTTCGACCACTCGTTCTTACGAAGAAGCTAAGCGGTTCGCGCTTTTTGGTGACGACCAGGGTGTTGTCTACTGGATAGATGAAAACCTGTTCGCCGCCTACGGTATCGTCGCCATTGAGCCCGATGATCCGGCTATCGAAACAGAAGAAGAGGTAACCATTCGAGCTGCTGATGGAGGTGAAATTCCCCCGTCTCTCATTGTTCGAGTAGACACTGTTGAGCGGCTTTGAATCACCACCTCATTATTTTCTATGGATGACCAATGGAAATTTTCAAACAGAGTTTTATGGATACATACAGCAGCGGCCACTCTGAAGGAGTTGAATATGATTGGGCGTGTAGTGTCCGGATTGATGAAGAAATGATTGTTGTTGAATATTCAGATGATCAGGACATCGTCGTTTATCGAGGCAGTTCTTCAGGCCAAGGTCATTATCGGCTGCAAAAAGATGGCGGTCGCGGCGACGCCACTCTGCATCGTTTTCCTGGGGGAAATATCCTCGAAGGATTCTGGATTGAAGACGTCCAGCAGGGAATGTGGAGAATTCGGCTCGAAAACTAAAGTGCCATCTCAACCTGCGTTTCTCGCTGCCAGATCGGCGCACTGTTGTGCGACTCGATCCGGTCAGCGATGACGTTGGCGCGCTGGCCGGCGGTGGGCGGGGCATACATGCCGAATCGACTAATGCTGCCACCGTTCACCGCCGCGTTTGTCGAATCGGCTGACGCGAAAGGCAAATGCTGAAAGATCGCGGGATCGAGCATCCGCAACCCGTGTAGCCGGCACGCCGGTCGGCCTTGGTTGTCACAGACCGCGTCCATCGCGGCGCCCATCCGCTTCCACCATGATCCAGTGCCCGGTGTTGCCCATTGCCCAGAACTGCCCAGGGCAACCGTTCGCCAACACCTCGCCAGCCGCTGCAACCGCTCAAGCGACTCGTGCAAGTGCCAGACAGGCACGCCGCGAAGATCCTCTGGCCACTGCCGGACAAGGTCGTCGTTAGCAGCTTCGTCGCCGTCGATGACATCCGGAATGAGCGCCCAAGTGAATCCAGGGTGTCGGTGCCAGTCTTCGACCCAGCGGGTGTAGCCTTCGACGTCTACCTGACCGCCTTTCTTCCACACGGTGAATGCGCCGTTATCGAAAACAAACGATTTGCAGACATCGGCGACAATCCCGAGATCGTCCTTGCGTGGGAACGGCACCAGCGCGTGCCGGCCAGCCAGGAACTTAGCGGCGTCCTCGCGCTTACCGCCGATAGGCGTGCCGTGGTAGTGGATCATCCGATCAGCCTCACAGTTTCGATTTCGACGCCTTGATGCGTGGCAGTAATGGTCTGCTCCCCGCCGAACGTTTCAGCCAAGCGATCGGCGATTTGTTCGTGCCAGCCTTTCTTAATCAACGCGGTAGCCGTTTTGATATGTTCGACGTGAATCATTGCCAGCGACCGGATCTCCAGTCGATAGATGATCGTTTCGCTGTCTGCGGGACAGACGGCCGCGAACGTGTGCCGGTAAATATTCATAGGGGATCCTCGCCGGCTGGCGTGATTCGTAGAAGTGGGGTAGTTGAGATCGTCCACTTGAGTTAGATTTCACGCCTTATCCAAAGGAAGGTGATCACAGTGGCCGTTGAAGCAATCAAGGTTTTTATTTCATATTCACACGATGGCGATGAGCATAAGGCTTGGGTGTTAAAACTCGCATCGGATTTGAGAGCCAATGGTCTTGACGCCATCCTTGATCAATGGGACTTGGTCTTGGGAAGTAATTTACCTAGATTTATGGAGCAAGGCCTAAGCTCTTCCGAAAAGGTATTGGTGATTTGTACTGATAATTACAATGATAAATCCAATGTTGGGAAAGGCGGAGCAGGATATGAAGGCCAGATTCTTACAGCGGAAATATACCGAAAGCAAGATAGTGTAAAATACATCCCAGTTGTACGGGGTGCTACGACCGACCCTAAAACACCAACTTGTTTGGATGGCCGTCTATATACGGATTTTACAAATCCGGATTCCTATGAAAACAATTTAAAGCATTTGATTCATGAGTTGTATGGAGTGAAGCTGGTACCAAAGCCAGCACTAGGAGCTAGTCCATTTTTAGAGCAGCCAAAGCCTCAGCCTAAACTAATGCAGAGTACAGCAGCATTTTTTAGTGAGCGCTTTGGCAAAGCGTTTCCGGGTGTAAGAGGTATCGAATGGTTCGAGGATCCCAAAGTTGCCATTGATCGGCTTTGCCTTCTCCTGAAAGAACCATTGGTGTTTTCTAATACCTCTCCTATTTGGTGGTGGCGGAACGGTGATCTTCAGATTACGTCCATCAGAAGGGACGCGCCCGATTTTTTACTTATGGACGGGGATGAGTTACTGATAAAACGTATAGCTGCAGTAGACCCTGGAGCCTACTGGCAACAATTTGTCTATGTTGAGGTCCACCCAATGGAGGCGACTGGTGTTTATCCGGGTCGTGATATCTCAAGGCGGATTGATGCACTTGGCTATGCCTCCGAAGAGTTTGCTTTATTCAAGGGGAATCACATTTCCCGAGAAGAGTACGACGATGGAGCAGCTGTAATTGATGGTGAGGTCATCGCTCTTGATGGCAATGCTGAACTAAGGACTCGATATTTAGCGCCTTACAATTTTATAATTGCACCCGTTGGGTCGTGCATCAACAATCAAGACTTTGACGAGGACCGAGTTCAGATGATGGATGGCATGTTGAACGGTACTTGTACTATTGAGCAGCTCGCCGAGCGCGTAAGAGCGCTTCCGAAGAACCGTGAATCGATCTGAGCGTGTTTTGTTGCTGTGAAGCGGGATCACCAATTGGCGCGATGATTTCGTCCCCTGGATAGCGCTCAAGCTCGGCCCTACTCTTTTCACGAAATGCCCGCGACACCTTTTCGCCAATTACGTAAGGTGTCGTGACACAATTGAGCATCCGCGCCGCTGTCTCGAAATCGGCGGCGATCACATTCCGTAGCAGGTTCTGATACACCTCCTGCTGGTTGTTGAAGCCGTGCTCTTTCATCAGGCGCTTGAGGTCCGGCATAAACACGCCGGCCACTTCAACCTTGAAGACACCAACACCCTTCTTCGCATCGTCCTCGGCCTTCTTGGCGCGTTTTTTCTTCTGCTTCACCGACTCTGCGGTCGGCTCCTGCTGTTCCTCGGCCATGGCCTGCCTCTTCAATTCCGTGGGCCGGTAGATCCAGCCATGTCTGTCGTCGGCGCTGGTGCACCTGGTTGCTGAGGCGCTTCACGCAGCGACCTTGACCTGATTCCAGGCTCCAACTGCTTCAAAAATTCGCGCTGCCTGAGCTTCGTCGAGCGACAAGGATTCAGGGATAGCAATCCAGCCAGAGGCCACCATTTGGCTTTGATTGGCGGAGTCGCGCAGCTTCTTGTAGCAATGCTCGATCACCTCTTCCAGATGGTCGGAGAGGTAGACGCCATCAGGCGCCACCTCAATCGACTTGCTGTAGCGGTGACCGCGGGCATCAATACAGAGAGCGCTGAGGTAGATCGTCCAGCGGTGGGCGATACCACACACGGCCTGGCCGACTTTCCCAGGCGCGATGCTCTTCAGCGACTTATAATTGATGATGCCTTGGTGACCGCTTGGGTCGATGTTCACCACTGCAACGTGGTTGGTGGCCAGCAACGAACGACAGGATCGGTCGATGCGGGACTTGAGGTTGTGTGGCTTGCGCTTGCTCATAACGCCTCCGCGAGTTTCCGTAGCGCATTGCGATCTGCCGCTCTGATCGAGGAGCGGCGGCGCTTGAGCATGGTATCTGGATCAATCCTTGCGGAGCGCTCAACAGGCAGCGGGTTGATTTGAGCGGGCTCTGACCGGGTGAAGCGCCCGCCGGCAGCCAGGTGCTGTTCGACCTGCCTGGAAAGCTCCAGAGCATTGCGCCGGTACTCGATGTCTTATTTCAGGTTGCTGATCATGATCAAGCTCCTAAACGATGGGCCTGCGCCCTGGCCTTGTCTGCGACCTCATCAACCATGCGGTTCAGTTCCAGGTTGAACTGGACCAGCTCTTTGTGCAGGTTGGCGATGTAGTCTTCGTCGCGGTGGATCGTCTCGATGTAGAGCTGACACTCTTCATCTTGGCGAGAATCGAACGACAGAAAGTCCCACCATTTCCGCCCCGTAACGAACATGCAGCCCTGCACCTGCGGCATGTGTTCCTCAGGCATGCCTTCGAGCCACGTCTTGACGTGTATCGCCTCGTTGAAAGGGCACTTCGACTCGGTGCCCCCGTCATCGTTGATCAGACCATCTGGCGAGCAGCCGAGCCAATCGTACTTCGGGTGGACGATGAACTCTGACGGTATGACGATGTTGCCGGTCAACATCTCGTAGGCGTCCTGAGCCTTCTGTTCTTCGGTGTGACCCCACTTCATAGAAGCGCTACTGACGTTGTGCTTGGACTTCTTTGCCAGTCGCTCAAAGCACAGTTCACGCATGTATGAGGTGCGCGCCCCCATAGGCTCACGCTTCCCATTTTTGTCGGGCTTCCCCCAGGCGATCACATCTTTAAACCGGCTGGCTGTCACTCGGCCAGATCGGTCTTCATGCCATTTCTCAGTGCCCTGAAGTTCCGTTCTCACTACGCCGCTTCCTCGACCTGAGACAGGCCGTCGTTGTTGCCAGTCATTTCGGTAAAGTCGCCATCAACGGTTGCCGCCATGCTCTTGAGCGCTTCGTGACATTCAAGGCCGATTGCTGCACGTTGCTTGGGCTTGAGACCTGCCCAGGCCGCCGCATAGGCTTCGATGTCCTGCCGCTTCGCGACGACCAAAAGGTCTGCGAATACTCCGTCGATTTCCGGCGAGGGGGATTTCGGGCCGAACGACACACCAGCAGCGGCAACGGTGTTTGAAGCCTGCTTCGCTGGGGTGATATCGATTTCGCCGCCGTACGAGTCTTCGAATTCATCGGGTGTGTAGACGCCAAGGATGACGTCAGGGCAGAACAGCCGCGCCCATTTCTTAGTCACCAAATAGGCAATCTGCTGCTTGGGATCTTCCGCCCAAAGCGTAGAGTTCCGCGTACGGACCTGGGTGAGCAGAAGCTCCAGAACGCGTGGTTCATCTTCGCCTTTGAAGGTCGCCCAAACCTTGATCCCGAGACCTTTTTCATCGTCAAAGCTCCAGGCTGGAACGCGATACTTCTTGAACTCGCCGGTGTCCTCGTCTTTCTTCGTCTTGCTGGTGACTTCGCGCATCTTGCCGATGACGTTTTCCCAGGCGCCGAACCACTCGAAGTTCAAGCGACCCTTGACTGGCGCCTTGGCGGTGATCACTGCGTTGACAAGCTGTGCCTCATAGCTCAACGCGCCGCCGTTGACGATAAAAGTCTTCTGTGCAACAGCGAATGGGTTCATCTGCCACTGCATTGCTTGCAGCACAACCGCCATGCAGTCCGCTTGATTACCCTTCAGATGCTTGGGGACGGTTGTCACGCCCTTCGACATCATTAGAGCGAGGTCGCTCATCGACTTCATGGTGCCTGGGTCGAGAATGAGCGCAGCCGCGTTGTGCGATGGATCGTGGTATGTAGCAAGGCCAGTTTTGGCTTGGGTGTCTGAGTCAGTCATTGCGCTCTCCGTGGTCGACGGGTAGGTCGACCTTCAGATGGAAAGGGTGGTTAGAAGCGGATGGCTTGAAGCCAGGCGCGAGCTGTGTCGAGGTCCACGTCGAAGCCCAGGGCTACAACCTCGACAATGTCGTCAACCAATGGGGCAGTCGTAGTTACGTCGTTCGATTCAGCAGCAGCCGCATGTGTGCTGATAGGCGTGACTTCAACCTTCTCCGCGACCACTTGGGTAGCCGCTGGGGTGGCTGGAGCTGGTGCGGCAGCTTGGCTGCGCAGACGGGCGAGCTCTTCCTGGTCACGTTGATACTGTGCGTCACGTTCGCGCTGCTGGCGCTGTTGCTCTTCCTGCTGCTCACGCTGTTGGCGTTGCTGTGCTTCCATGTCGCGGCGCTGCTGGTCCAGATCGTCCTGCTGTTTCTTCAAGCGCAGGCGGTCTTCCTCGGCCCGCTGTTTGCGCAGCTCCTCAGCTTCAGCGTCGGCAATGCGTTGCTTCTCGCGCAGCTCGTCGAGTTCTTTCTGCTGGGCCAGCAGCTTGGCGGCAGCTTCTTCTCGCTCAACGGCAGACTTGTGCAGTGTTTCCAACTGCTCAATAGCGTTTTCGCGAGCGATGGTGCCTTCAGCTTCGAACTCGGCATATTCTTCGGGCAGGATTACCGACACCGTGACGCCTTGCAGGATGTCGGCGATATCGGCAGCGCTACGGCTTGCATATGCGGCAGCGACAGAGCTGAAGCGGGTGATTTTCGCCCGGATGGCTTCGACGCGTTCAGCCTCGACACGCTCGCGTTCGGCTTTGGCGTCAGCTACGCGTTTTTCCTCGGCCTTAATTGCTTCGTCGACAGGCGCTTCAATCGCCAACACGCGATCCTTCAGCGCCTCGCCGAACTCCTTAACCTGGTTGACGCGAGCCTGGGCATCCTTAACTTTCTGTTGATAGGGGACGAGCGCCGTCTTGGTGGTGTTCGCCAGGGCATAGCGCACGTCGCGGATATCGACGCGAACTTCCTTCGCATTCGCCATGCCTTCGCTGGTCGAGCAGTCAACGACCAGCTTCGCGTAAGTGGTTTCAAGACGAACGATCTGTTCTTCGTGCGGCCGATATTCGGCGATGTCGGTGACGGCTACAGCAGGGGCTACAGATTGTTGTACATCGTCGGTTTCGCTCATTTCTTGCGCGAGTGACTGTTTAGTATTTGCGGACATGACTATTCCTTGCCGCGCGGTGCGCAGCGTTTGAAGTGATGGGCTATTGAGTGAGCTGTGAGCAGTAGGAGCTGAGGAGCATCCAGACAGTGAAGAACAGCAGGGCGGCGACCGAGCCGCGCCAGGTGTAAATGCGGCGGGCGCGTTGTAGGCGGGTCATGGCCGAACCCTCACCGCGATCCGGCGACCCTTCATAGTCGGCGCCAAGCGCTGCGGTAGGTTGACGACCAGCTCTTCGCGTTTGCGGCCGATCACCTCGTTGAAGGGCAGGCCGAAGCCGAGCAGGGCGATCTTGCGCTCGATGTCCTCAAGCTGTTCGTCGATCAGGGTTTTCACTGGCGCGGTGGTCATGACGCTCTCCCTTGCCGCATATCATAGGTGCGGCGCAAACGCTCGGTGTATTTGGCGTCTTCGTCGGCGCTGATGATGCTCAGCGTCCGGAAGATGAGGATTGCGGTATTGGCTGATGCCTTTACCGCTATGGCGCTGCACTGCGGGTCGATCATGCTTTGGATGTAGCCATCAAGCATGCCGGTAGCGAGATCGTGCTGGCTGCTCATGCCGACTTCTCCTTCAAGCCCCAAAACTCACCGATGGCATCGACCGCTGCGGCTACACGTTTCGCACTCGCCTTGCGCTCTGCAAGCAAGCGAACATCGCGGTCCACCAGTGCCTGGGTGCGTTTGAGGGCTGCGGCCTCGTAATCATGGAACTCCTCGGGTTTCGCTTTTTTCTCGCGGCCCCAAGCGTCGTAGCGCCTATCCCATTCCCGGGCCTGCGCACTGTCTGCATAGCTGGTTGCCATGGTCGCCTCCAGAGTGGCGGGGTGTTGATCCAACAAAATTCGGCTGCGCTCATCCGTTCCGCTGGTTGCCGTTGGGCGCGGAGGGGAGTGCATGCGGATTTTGTCGAGAGGGGTTACGAGTTGCGCGGATCCAGCAGCGGGTGTGGCACGCATAAAAAAGCCCGCGAGAGAGGCGGGCTCAGGTGCTGACCTTCAGAGGCAGTCGGACTTGCCTATCTGAAAGTCGGCTATCGGTGAGTTGCTTGAGTCGTTGAAGGTGTAGTTGAGGACCAGACCTGATTTAACAAAAGGGCCTAGACCCTTTTCACCACAACTGGCGGTGACTAGTAGCTCTTTTCTCTCAACGATGAACGCATCAACATCAATTTCGCTTTTCGTCACTTTCGTGAGGGTGAACGGGATATGAAGGACTCTGTCACCGTATGTTATGTGATCAAGGCGGATCGAGTCGTCCGGCATTTGTGGTGGGGCGGCATTCATCAAGTGCGCAATCCCCTCATACTGCCGTTCCAGTTCTTGCTTCTTCTCCTCTGGAGCCGCTTTCTTGTGCCAGACTTGGACCAGGACAAAGAGTAAAGTCATTGCCGAAATAAAAATTATTAATCCGCGGTACTGCTTCAACTGAGATCACCATAGCAAAAGGCCATCGCTTATTTGACCATGCCGCTACCATCATCTCAAGTTAGAGGAATTGTCGGTCACGTCTCCGGCGCCGAGTTCCACGGCCGTGTTCAGTTCGCCAGCGCTCGATAACAACCGATTCTGGGATTTGATACAGGTGGGCGGTTATAGACCGCAGTTTCGTCCGCATCCGTCTGCCCACTCAGTGAATGGGCAGAAGTGATGCTTTCGTTCAGGCCTGCTCAAGCGAATAGCCACCCTCGCCGTAGCTACGCGTCAGTACCTCGTTGATCTTTTCCAGTGAGTAAGCAATTCCAGAATGGCCGCGAGGACCTTTGTAGATGTACATTCGGTCTTTCAATCGATACGTGAATTTCAAAGGGGATCTCCATGACATGGAAAATTGAGCCGAGCTTCGGGGTTGAGGCGTTTGTGACTGAGGACTTCAGGATCGGCCTGAAGCAAGAGCAGCCAGGCACCGACCAAGCTTTGTTTTTTAGTCGAGATGAAGTGCCTGGACTGATAGATATTTTGAAATCAGTGCTGAAAGAAGCCGAAGAGCTTTACGATCAGGAAGCTACTAACGAGTAGATCAAGTCAGCCCGTCAAAGGCTGACGTGGCGCTGGTTATTCAGCCCGTCACGCCAGAGGCTGGTAGCATCAGCTCCTCTCCTCAAAGCATGGAATTGCTATGCACCAGGTTGTTGCTAGAGCGCTGGACGTGATCGCATTAGAAAGTCACGTACCGGCGTCCGCAGAGGCTTTCAATGCTGTCCAGGCAGTCGTAACTGAGTTTGGCGAGCTAGATTTAGCTGATTGGCTTTTTGCCAATATCCCCGAGTCGATCCCGTTTCTACTGGTGGCAAAACTCTTCAACTTGCTGGCTTGGCAGACAGATGACAACGGCTCGGCGATGACTCGCACTATTGAGCGGTGGCTTGCAGAAGGCACCGATCTGCGAAAGATTCAGATTGCTCTTAACCTCGACGTCTATCCGTTTCTGGACAAGCGTGAGATGTATCAAGTGCTATCCCGTGTGGCTGAAGCGCATCCGCAGGTGGCTGATAAGTGCCAGCAGCTGATCAGCTCTCGGAAAAATCGGTAGAACCTAGTCAGTATCCCAAAGCCCACTCTACGATTGGACAGAGGTGATGCTTTCCGCTGTAACCCGCTACTAGCAGCCGGCCAGCTTCAAGGCGTGTTCGTGAGCATGCTCGGCAACGATGTCGTGGATCTTGAAGTGTTCGTCGACACTGAATGCCGGGGTGCAAACTGAGCAGTGCCCGGCAACCTGAACTTCTGCTTGGTGAGAGACCTGATCGTGATCACGCAGGCAGTTTGGGCAGGTCACCAGCTCGCCCTCGGGGCTTACTGAGGCGCAGCACCTTTCTGCCTCGTCTTCGTCATCGCACACCTCATCACATAAAGGGCAAATCCAACCCTCCATAGGAGTCGGCATGCAGCAACGCTCGGCATCCCAGTGAGAATCGTGAACCTCTCCACAATCGCCACATCGGTAGACTTTCTTTGGCATGTCCATGCCCTCCGTTGATTTCCAATGCCGCCTCATCGAAGCGGCATCAGTAAATCTGAGGGTGCTTCATCTCTCCACCACGCGCATCGCCCGATTCATATCTCTAACCTGCGTCACACATTTCGTGCTCGGTGTTCTTCGCAGATCGGCTTGCGTGGTTTCGCGTACTCACATCTGGTGAGCACGGCCAGTTCCATAGCTGGCGTGGCATCGACTATTTGTTGCTCGCACTTACCGGCTGAAACCCGGGGTAGTCGATGGCGAGGATCCTGAACTGTTAAAGAGCGGCGGGTCTCGGAAGGCCCTTCGCAGTGGTTGTGTGTCGTTGCGATGGACCTAGTTAACCATCGGTATAATTATGCGTCAATACCGATGGTTAATTTATTTTGAGGGTGCGTAGGGTATGCTTTGCTAAAGCTGGATATGCATACAGTATTTGGAGGGTGTAATGGCTAAGGCGAGCGAGCAGTCAAAACCGGCACAACGACAAGAAATGAGCGGGATTGAAAGGCTCGGGCTTCGCGTCTCATCGATGATCAACCATCCCGTAGCGCAAATTCAGCGCTGGGTGACGATCCATCGCTTGGATACAGATGGGGATCGGGAGTGGGAAGAGGTGATGGGGCTACTAAACGAGACGGATGGCATAGAGATGATGTTCAATGACGATGAGTCGGTGACGCTTAAGTGGGAGGCCCAAGCTGAAGAAGATCGCGCGGTTGAAGTGGAAAGCGTGCTCGAGGTGGAGGAGGTCGCGCCCTTCTGATTGACGTAAAAAAGCCCGCTCAATGGCAGGCCTCGTTGATCTTGGTGGGTCACTTCACAGGTTCAAAACCTTGAACCATCGCGTTGAACGTGTTTTGCGTCCTGTTTCGAAACCCTAGGCACCAGGTGCTTGGGTTGCAGTCGAACGTACCTTTAATGGTGTAGCGCCCATCCCCCATGCCCTGCTTAATGACCTGCCCATTTAGAAATCCGACATCATTTGTCGGGTAGGTCTGAATAAACGAGTCAGAGGCCGACATAACCTTCATGCGTGACACCATCGGAACAGCTTCTATAGCCCGAGTCCACATCGCAGCGCACTGCGCTTCTCCTTGGCATATAGGCGCAGGTTTAACTTCTGATAGTAGTATGTCTGGCTTTTTAGGCTGATGAGCACAACCAGCAATGACGAGCGCAAGTAGGACAGCAGATCCGAATTTGATGAGTAACATGGTGTCCCTCCAATATTTACCCAGAACTCTACCATGGTGCACAGCCACCATAGTCGGGGAGGGAAGGGCAGGCATGAAAAAGCCCGCGCGGGGCGGGCTTGAACTCGTCTCACTGGACGTTTTTTCCTGATGGTGGCTTCACCTGCATCCCTTGAGGCTGCATCGTCACGGGGGGCGAGGGGGGAGTCATAGTTTTCTTCAGGTCTTCAATACTTGATTGCAGAGCGGCGACTTCCTTACCTGAATCGAAAAAGCTTTTTGCACCAAAAATCATGGTTGCGTTCACCGCGAGAAACCCGAATAGAACCGCAATGACGATTCCCAAAATATGTCGCGAGGTTTCTTTGTTTGAAGCCTTAACCTCTTTGAGGTTTTCAGTCAATTTCGCTTCGAAACCATCAACTTTTGCAGAAGCAGCAGTGATCAAAGCATTAGAGGACACGATGGAAGCGCTCATAGCATCAAGCTTTGAGTCGATCACCTTGTCTCTGTCCTCAAGGCGCCTAGCTACATGCTCATATCTCTCAGCATAAAGGATGTCTCGCGCCTCTTGCTCTCTGCGATAAGCATCGGCGCGCCGATCCTCTGATTTCTCCATACGATCGATACGTTTATCCATCCGCTTTTCAATTGCGGAAAGTTTTTTACCGATTTTTACCGGGAATTCATTGTTCATGCTTGGATTATGAGGGATATGGAGCTGTGTGTCATTTGGACTTTCTTGAGATTTTAATACCGAAATTGCTTGATGCACTGCTCGCTGGACGGCTAGCTCGATGGCTGCGTTTGCGGTAACCGAGTCCAAAATTGCTGGTTGTTGCGGCCAACTGCCGGTTAACACGTTTGAGGCGACAGGCTCTTCATCAGAAAACGCCTCAAGATCAGAGATTGGATCATTGACCATGTTCGGCAGCCTTTCGGGTATTAATCCACTCCCATATCAGCTTGCTAGCAAATCCATGATAGCCATCCATCGGCTGGATTATTCCAGTACCAATTTTCCCCTCGCCATCCATCCCAATTTTTTTGGCGAGTTCAGGAGCGATGCCAGGAAAACTCGCCAAAAAACCACCCTCTGGAAAATATTCTTCGAGGATGTCTATCCCAGCAGCCTTTGCGCTTTCCGCCAATGCCTTACCATTCTTGGTCGGCAAAATGATGTAGATCGGCATGTGATTCCCTTAATTCTCGTTGCAGCATGGAGAGCATAGTAAGCTTTAGACATCTTGCGAGACCCATTAGCTTCACTAAAATTGAAGCTTAGTCGCACCAGATCATCCGGACTATCGCGAGATCTCAGACCAGTTGAGCATTCCAAACCAATAGCACGCGAGCCTGGATGTAGGTGTCTTCTGCCCTGATTGTTTGCGGCGGATGCCGGGGGTTGTCCGAGAGCATGGTGATCTGTTCATCACCCAGCCACTGAAGGCGCTTGATATACAGATGCCCTTCCCAAGAGAACATGTAGATCCCATCACCTGAGAACTCGCGAACGCTCACGTCGACCAGGAGCGGGTCGCGATGCTTGATCGTGGGCGCCATCGACTGCCCCCAGCCCGTCACCATCTTCAAGTGGTAATGCTCTTTGAACTCAACACCCATTTCGCGCAGGTGCTGGGGGCTGACGCGCACGTCCTGAAACATCTCGGGGTAATCGTGAGGGATCTGCCCGCCGCCCATCGCGGCTCGAACGTCGTAGTGTGCAATCCACACTTCGTCGCCCATAGCGCCAGGGCGGTAGTAATCCAATTCGATCGCGCCACCACCTTCTTCTGCTTGGGCGACGGCGAGCAGTCGTCTGCGAGCATCCTCAGAAAGATTTTTCCCGCTGCGATTCAGCATGTTCCGGATGACGTCTGCGGCGGAACCACCTAATGCATCGCCATTGTCGTCCGATTTCACAACAGCTGAGCCGGTCAGGTTGCGGATCTCCTTCGCCAGACGAGGACTGAAAGCCTCGACTGGCTCCTGAATCATTCGCGCCAATACCGCTGCGAACTGTGCGTTGAGCGGGTTTATCCCTTTGAAGTAAAGGTTCACAGCGGCCGGCGTCATACCGGCAGCATCTGCAATTTTTTTCTGGCTCAGTTTCAGTTCGTTCTTTTTCGACAAGAACAGAGCGTGAGCCGACTCGCACTCGGCCATACGGTCTGGGGGAAGGATTCGTTTTTTCGTCATCGCGAGAATTTAAACCAATGGTTAAAAATGAGAAGAAACCATCGGTATTGATTAAAAATTAACAGATGGTTAATATTGGCCTCATAACCAAGTGAGGCACGACCATGAATGAGACTTCCCTCGACGATTTCGTGGCTGACAAAGGTCAGTCTGAAGCCGCACGGCTTCTTCGGGTGACTGCTCCAGCTATTCACAAGGCCCTTATCGCGAAACGGGACATCCGAGTGCTCGAACTTCCCGATGGAAGCTTCCAAGCGAAAGAGCAGCGCCCTTTCCCATCGCAGAAATCTGCCGCCTAACTAACCGATCACTTTCCGCTTCGAAACAAGCGACACGGTCGCGCGCTCAAAGCCGCGCAACTCATCACCGCCAAGGAGTTCACGCAAAGGATCGGCGATCTGCTCAAACGCGGGCCACAGCCTGATTTGAGATGACAAGGGAAGGGTGGAGGCCAGGGCTACCACCAAGCAACAAAGGGCGGATATCTCGCCTTGCAATTCGGAATTAGAGGTCATGGATACGTCCCTGATCAGTTGATGAACAGATCATCGCCTTGTTGGCGTATCGCCACCACGGAAACGGAAACGAGGTTTTACGAATGGAAGATTTCCTGCGGTCCTGCCAGAGCGCTGTTCTGGATAACGAAGCAAAAGCACTGGCGGCAAAGATGGGCGTTCCGCATGTAGGCCTTCTTCAGCGAGCCAACCCCGACAACGAGGCTCACCACCTGACCGTGGAACATCTGTTCGGGATCTTGCTGCACACCGGCGACATGCGCCCGCTGCTAGCCCTGGCCAACAAGTTTGGTTTCGCCCTGGTCGCCAAGTCCGCGCCCGAACCGCAAGCATTGACCAAGTCCTTGATCAACGTCGGCAAGGAAGTGGCTGATCTGACCATCGCGGTACACGAAGCACTGGACGATGACCATGTCAGCACTTTTGAGAAAACCATGATCCGCCAAGAAATCAACCATGTTCGGCAGAGCCTGGACGTGATGGATGCGTCGGTGAAAGCCGCTTGAAATCCAGACACAAAAAAGCCGACGTACGAGGTCGGCTTTTTCTACAGCGGTAAAGCAAGTGGAGAAGATTATGCACGCACAGACACAGCGGGACAATACCGCACAGGTCGCGACACGTTTTGATAAATCGGAAAACGTGTCGCGCACTACGATGTCATCCCGCGAGATCGCCAGCGTCACTGGCAAGCGCCACGACAACGTGTTGCGCGACATCACTGCCATGCTGAAAGACCTGAAGGTCGATCTCCTCAGATTTGAGGACATCTATTTGGATGGCCGAAATCGTGAGCAGCTTCAATATCTGCTCGACCGCGAACACACCGACTGCCTGCTCACCGGCTACAGCGCGCCGATGCGCATGAAGGTGATCCGCCGCTGGCGTGAGCTGGAGCAGCAGCAGGGCGCCCGCGAGCAGGTCATGCTCAATGGCACCAAGGTCGTCGGTGAGATCGCCATCATGGAGTGCTTCACGCGCCTGCTGAAGCCCGCTCCATCCTGCCAGATGGCCATGCTCACGAAGATTGCTCAGAACAACGGCTTGGACCCGAAGTTTCTCCCAGGCTATGCCGTCGACGCTGCACCAGATGCTGCCGGCGGCTCCTCGATGCCCACCAAGTCGGCAACGGCCTTGCTGAAGGACAACGGCATTCGCGTATCACCTGCGGCGTTCAACCGCGCACTGGAAACTAAGGGCTTTCTGAAGCGGCTCCAGCGCAAGAACTCCAAGCAGTTGATGGTCGACTTCTGGTGCGTAACCGAGAAGGGCCTGGCCTACGGCAAGAACCTCACCAACCCCCAATCCCCTCGCGAGACGCAGCCTCACTGGTACGTCGATCGCTTCCTCGAGCTGGCCGACCTGATCGGCAAAGGCAGCAAGTAATGGCCGGAGACTGGATTAAAATGCGCATCGAACTTCAGACTCATCCGAAAGTTTTCCGCATGGTGTCCGCATTGAAAGCGGACAGACTTCGGATCATCGGCGGACTGCACATCGCTTGGAGCATCTTCGACACCCATTGTGATGATGGTGTGCTTGTCGGTTATACCACTGACGCGATGGACGCTGTCATCGGTTGGCCAGGCTTCACACAGGCCATGATCGACGTTGAGTGGGCAGCCCTCGATGACACTGGAAGCCTTGTAATGCCTCGCTTTGACGAGCACAACGGCAAGAGTGCAAAGCGCCGCGCGAACGACAATGAGCGCAAGCGCAACTCTCGTAATGGTGAACCTGTCCCGAAAATGTCCGCTAGTGATGCGGACAAAAAGCGGACCAGAGAAGAGAAGAGTAGAGAAGAGAAGAAAGAGCAAGATCAAGAGACTTGCTCGGCGCGCGAGCAGGAAGAATTCTTCTCGAAATTCTGGGCGCTCTACCCGCTGAAGGTGGGTAAGGCAAATGCCCTGAAGTCTTGGATGAAGCTCAAGCTCACCGACGAGTTGTTTGCTGAAATCGCCGGCGGCCTTGCCAAGCAAGTCGTTTGCGCTGACTGGACCAAGGACGGCGGCCAGTACGTTCCGCACCCGACGACCTGGCTCAACGGCAAGCGCTGGGAGGACGAAGTCAAGGTCGCCAGCAACGTGCACCAGTTCCCGGGCAAGTCCCGCCACACCGAACTGGACCAGATCGACCATGCTGCGAACCTCGAGGTGAATGCCGATGGCTCGTATCGCATCTAACATCGTGAGCGTGATCGGTGTGTTCGGCCAGATCCTGGAATCGCAGAAGCGCCAGTGCCCAGCGCACGGCGATTTCACCGACTTCCTGACCGGTCTGGGCAAGGCTCGCTCGGCGGTGTGGTCTGGTTGCCAGCGCTGCGCCGATGAGAAACGGGCTGAAGCTGATCGTGTCGAGCAGGAAGCGTTGACTCGCGAGAATGCTCGGCGCGTCATTGAATCCCGGGTAGGCCGGTCCTGCATCCCGCCACGCTTCGCTGAACGCAGCTTCTCCAACTTCCGCGCTGGCAACACTGGGCAGAAGAGCGCCCTGACCATCTGCACCGAATACGCGGAGAGCTTTCCGGCGCACGCTCAGCGCGGCCGCAGCCTTATGCTGCTGGGCAATGTCGGCACCGGCAAGACGCATCTGGCCGCGGCCATCGGCAACCATGTGATGCGTGAGTTCGGCTTGACCGCGCTCTACGTCACCGCCGGCGCCGTAATCCGCCACGTCAAAGCGTCGTTCGACCGGGACACCGCGCACAACGAGGTGCAGGCCTACCAGCTCTTCGCGGCACCGGACCTGCTGATCCTCGATGAGGTCGGCGTGCAGAACGCCACTGAGTTCGAGCGGACCGTGATGTTCGAGCTGATCAACTCCCGCTACGAAGCCATGAAGCCAACGATCGTGATCTCTAACCGCGGCCGGGACGACCTGCCGATGTACATGGGCGATCGCGTTGTGGACCGCCTGCGCGAGAACGGCGGCAAGCTGATCTTGTTCAACTGGGAGTCGCAGCGTGGCAACGGGGAGGGCGCGTGATGGGCATCGACAAAGATAAATTGAAGACGCTGCTCTGGGCTGAAGCCGCCTCCTTTCGAGCCGACTGTGCTGACTGGAAGCGCAACACCGAAGCGCTGCAAGACTTCCTCGGCGAGAAGACCGTCGAGGAGGTGGCGCTGGAGCTGCTGGCCGAAAACGAAGCGTTGCGCAAGGATGCCGAACGGTATCGGTGGCTGCGTGAGGGCGAATCTGGAAGCGCTCAAGATCGGATGGTCCGAGTTTTTATGCGCGAAGCGCTTGATCAAGAGATTGATTGCGCAATTAAGCGGGAGTCTCGGTCATGACTGACAAGATCAGCGTAAACAGCCAGGCCAAGCTCGCTGAGGCCATCACCAGCCTGACCACGATGTACCGCGACAAGAAGTTTGTTGTTGTTTCGCTGCGCCCAGGCAAGGACCGCACGCTCGACCAGAACTCCCTGTGGTTTGGGATGTACAAGCGCATCGCCGAGATGACCCAGATCGGCGACGCGGCCGATGCTCGGCGTTATTGCAAACTGCATTTCGGCGTACAGATCCTGCTGAACGAGGATTCTGGTTTTCAGGCTGCGTGGTACCGGGTCATGCGCCATCTGCCCTACGAGGAGAAGCTGGCCATGATGGGTGAGTGCAAGTTGTTCGGCCCTGACGGCTTTCCGGTGACCAGCCTTTTCAATCGCGCCCAGGGCATCCAGTACACCGACCGCATGGCCGCGTTCTTCACTGGCCAGGGCGTTGTCTTCACTGATTTGCTGAGCAAGGAGGCCGCATGAGCCACGACAACGGATACGGAAAGCCTTGCCCTGACTGCGGCGAGCCGATGAGCAATCTGCCGAGCCTGAACCTTCGCCAGTGCGCCACGGGCTGCAAAGAGAAGTTCGACTGGAAGCTGGCCGAGGGTCAGAGACCACTGTTCACCGAGAGTCGCGACAGGGGGATTGCATGAGCCTTCCCGCCAAACAGCCGCGACCAAAGAAGTGCAAGAACCCGGAGTGCGGCATCAGCTTCCCTCCGCAGCGACTGGGTCAGGCCGTGTGCAGCCCGAAATGCGGCCTGGCCATCAAGCACGTAAACCAGGACAAGGCGCGCAAATCGCTGGCTGAAATCAGCCGTAAAGAGATCAAGGTCCGCAAGGAGAAGCTGAAGAGCCGGGCGGAGCACCTCAAGGACACGCAGACCGCGTTCAACGCCTGGGTGCGTGAGCGCGATGCCGAACTGCCGTGCATCAGTTGCGGCCGCCACCACCAGGGCAAGTACGACGCCGGGCACTACCGGACGGTCGGGAGCAACCCGGCGCTGCGTTTCGAGCCCTTGAACTGCCACCGGCAATGTTCGCCCTGCAACACGCATAAGTCCGGCGACATCGTGAATTACCGCATCGAGCTGGTGAAGCGGATCGGCGCCGACAAGGTGGATTGGTTGGAGGGGCCACACGAACCGAAGCGCTACACCATTGAAGACCTGAAAAACATCAAGGCCGATTACCTGGCGAAGACCAAAGAACTGAAGAGGGAAGCAGCATGAAGCTGATCAACGCAAGGCAGGTATGGACTGAGTCGCAGCACGAATCGAACGCGTCGATCAGCGCTGTGGCAATCGACAAGGCAGAATCCGCACCGGTGAAGGCCGGCAACCGCATGCGCCGCCATGAGGCCGTGTTTGCTGCCCTGGGCGATGACAAGGAAGAACGCATTCAGATCGTTCGGCAGAAGATCAGCATCAGCGAGACGCGCCGCACTCCTATTGGACGATCCACCGCTCGCGCTGCGCACCTGGCCACCATCGGCAAGGTCCTGCGCGCCATAGACACGCTGCCATTCCAAGTGCAGCAGTTCGGGCATTACCTCTACCACCCAGCAATGACCATGCGCCACGTCATGAACGCGGTGCTGCTGATCACCGCCCATGCCAAGTTGCCAGACCTCACTTCGGCCAAGCGCGTGAAGGCGCAGTACTTGGTGACCTTGGCGCTGCAATCGTACAAGGGGGAGGTGGTCGGGGCGGCTGAGTGGGGGCCGGCCCGGGTCGCCGCCGAGATGAAGACCTTCTTCGGCGTGACGATCGACCCGAAGAACTGGACGCGTGACTGGCTCGACCTGTGGGAATCCCTGAAAGAAGTGATCAAGGAAGTGGATATTCAGGCTCAACAACCGGTGTGGCAGGTTATTCACGCGGAAAAAGAAGAAGAGGCGGCATAATCATATTGACATGACGGGGAGTTGCGCGTACTTTTCCCATAGTGCGCAATTCACGCAACACGCACACAAATACCTGAGCCCGGCCAAGCGCCGGGTTTTTTGTAACTCGACATCTGTTAAATGGCGCTAGGGGTCAATTGACGAAAAGCCATCATTTCGCCATAATGCCCCCACGTACCGCTCTTATCCAATTTGAGCGGTCAAACGAACCTCCTTAGGTGGAGCTGCGGTTTTTAGTCCGTTAACGATGGTAGTCGGCATTTTGGGATTTCTGGCAGTCGCAGCTGTCAGTTGGTTGAAAAACAAAATGCAGTTAGATAAAGAAGCGATGACTACTGGAGGGAATGGTATGAAAAAACAAAGTGTGAAGTGTGTTGATATGGCGTTTGTTGAAGCGATTCAGATTGTAGGCGCCGGCTTCTATGTCAACGGTATGACCGCAGTGGCCAGTCGGGCGTAAGCCCAACCCGCGTTTGCGGGATTTAGCGCTGAAACAAAGCGCTACACCATTCTGAAAACCCCGCCAATGCGCGGGGTTTTTTATTGCCCGAAGAAAACCCACCCACAAGGAATGCCGAATGATGAAGCGACTCGCCGCTTACCTGGGCTTGGCGCTCGCCGCCTGCCTGTCCTGTTTCTCCATGTCGGCATTTGCCGAACCTCTGGCCAGTGCCTACCGCACCGCCTACGTCGTAACCGAGCCGCAGGGTGTTGCGCTTCAGCGCCTGGAGTTGACCCTCGCCATGTGGCGAACGGGTAGCCAGTCCAGTGACGAAGGCCTGAAGACCAATCTACGCGCAACCAGCAATCACTTTGTGATGACCTCGGCGAAACCGCTACCCGAGAGCGACGGCTTGTCGCCCTGCTGAATACGCCTGGTTGAATTGAAAAAGCCCGGACAATTGCCGGGCTTTTTTGTGAGTTCAGATTTCAGGCTATGATCGCCCACCCGTTGATTTCCCATCACGGGTCAGGGAGTGATTTGAATGGCAAAGGCGATTTTCGTAGATAGTTGTGCGTTCGACGAACTGTTTAAGCATCGCATCGAGCCAAAGGACATCGACGCCAATGAGTTCCAGCTGTATGTCACTGGCGATGTCCTGAAAGAGCTCAGCGACATCCCTGATCGGCCTGAAGAGCCTGGGAAAAAGGCATTCATCGATCGGATTTCCAAGAGCGGTGAAATACCCGAGCGCGGTTATTTTGGCTTTGGGTCGAATAGCTACGGGTTTGGGCGGGGTATTCTTGCTGACCTTTCGCAAATCGAATACATCGAGTCGACCAAGGACCAGCTTGGAAAGGAGAGGCCTTCGGGCAACCCAAGGAATTTTACCGATCAGCAGTTGCTGTCCCATGCCATCGTTTTTGCAGTTCTAACCGCCGAGCCAACGCTTGGTAATAGAATGATGATGGACAAAGCTGTCGAGCGCGGAGCCACTGTGATTCGAATGATAGATTTTGATCCTGGCGCTGAAACGTTTGCCGGGTTCTTGCGAAGACACTTTCCTGCAACAAGTACAGATTGATTATTCAAAGCCCAGCCATCGCGCTGGGCTTTTTCGTTTTCGGCTCCACCACACCCATTGCTCCGAGCTGGGAGTGCTGCTGGAGCTGATTCAATTCAAGTCATGCCTACGGAGTCGAGCGCATGGAGTATTTGCAGCGCCTGCTCGACAAGATCGACAGGTTTGAATTGCTGATCGCGGGACTGGTCGGCGCCATCGTCGCCAGTTGGTGGCACAAGGACGATTTGTCGGACTGGCGTGCCTGGCTGGTGTTTCTCACCACTGGTGTTGCCTGCTCGCTCTACCTGACGAGCATGGTGAGCGCATACCTGAATGTCACTGAGCCGAAGATCGTCGCCGGCATTGGCTTCCTGCTGGGCACATTCGGTGGCTCGTTACTGGCAGCCATCAATCGTGCCATCAAAGCCGCAGACCTCTGGGCACTGATTCGCCAGCGGTTCGGCGGAGGTAATCCACCATGAACCTTGAACTTATCAACTCGATGGCCTGCGGTCTGATCTCGCTCTGGGCGACCTGGTGCGTATTGAGCGGCAAGGTGCGGGACGGCATTCTTGGCAAGCTGATCTATTCGACGATCGCCATCAGCGGATTTGTCGTTATGGCGCGCAGCCAGAACGTCTTCTTCGGCCCGACCACCGCCGGACTGACGCTGCATGTGTCTCTGGCGCTGGCCGGTGCCCGGCACATCTTCATGGTCACGTACTGGCAGCCAGTGAAAGCTTGGCTCTGCCGCACGCTGAACTGTGAGCACTGCCTGTCGTGCGACAAGGCCGGTAAGGCATCAGAGAGAAAAATCCCATGACGCTTCTTCGGTTGGTTCCGGCGTGGCTGTGGGTCATCCTCGTTGCGCTGGTATCCATCGGCTACCTCTCGTGGCGGCTGGATACCGTGAAGGCTGACCGCGCAACCGTAACGGCGGAGCGCGATACGGCCAACGCCAGGGTGTACTCCCTCGGCAACACGCTACGCCTGCAGCGCCAAATAACTGATTACATCAACCGAGTCTCCGACGATGCGAAAGCCAAGGCTGAACATGTTACGGCTGCCGTTGTTATTGCTGATGGCCGCGCTCGCAGCTTGCAGCAGCAAATCACCAATCTGCTCGCCGCCCGAAAGTCCTGTGCTGCCGAGGTTGCCAGTGGAGGCAAGGCAAGAGCTGACCTTGCCGTTCTGCTCGCCGACTTGCGTCGAAGCGCTGACGAAACAGCGGGAAGCTTGGCAGCAGCACTTGATCGAAGCCGAATAGCCGGTTTTGCGTGTGAGGCGGCATACACGGCGGCGCAGAAGAACAAGTAGGGCGCGGCACGTTTCGCGAATCAGCAAATTGTGTCGCGACTTTGGAGAGAGGCATGAGCAACGTAACGCGTCTGCGCCACGCTCTACCGATGAGCCCGGACATCAACAAGGCCATCGCCGATCTGGATAGCGCCATCGCCACGGCGGTCGACGCTGCCAAGTCCGCCGGCCTACCTCAGGGCTTGGTCGTATCAATCTTGCACGGGCACGCCCAGGTGCAGACGAATATTATGGTGAGTTAAATGACGTAGTGGAAAGCGCAGAGCCGATTAGATCAGAGCTTGCCCTGGGCCTTCAGGTTGTTGAGCATTTGATACAGCTTATTGAATCGATCTTTCAGGGCCTCTTTGTTCCCATCCAAGAAGCTATCAAATTCACTTTTGTCTTGATTCGTAATGGGCTCTTCCCTTATCCGAAACCCTTCGGGCTGATTGGTAAAGAGGCTTCGCTCTATTTCGACTCCTCGCTCGTCACGGTCAAGAAGCACCTTCGCCAGAAAAATTGAGGAGTCGATTACTCGATGCAGAGGTAGCTCTTCTGACTGGCGGGACCATTGCTCCTTATGGCGCATGATCTTTAGAGAAACCTCTTTAGCGCTCCACTGTGAAATCCCTATAGAGAGGTATCGAGCGTCGGTTTCTTTTTTACGCCAACCATCAAACTGCTTGTATGGCATGGCATATACAGGCTGGTGATCGAGATGCTTAGGCAGCGGTGGCGAAACGGCGTAATTGTCCTTTGCTGCGAACTCTTCAATGGGCATGTTTATCAAACCTTAGGGTGATGGGGTAGGTGTGCCGCATGTGAGTGCGGCACGGGTGGATCACTCAGCTTTGGCGTTCAATGCAGCTTGGATCTTGTCGGCGTAAGAGCCCAGTCTTTCAAGCTCAGAGTCCAGCAAATTACTGTTGTTAGCGCCTTGAACGTTTAAAGCTACGAGCTCAAGCGCGGCTGCAACAGCCATTGCGCGCTTAACACCGTCTTTTTGAAAGCCATAGGTGTTGCTGGCAACGTTTCCAATCTGCTTGATAGCTTCCGACATAGCACGAATCTCCTTGGGTTGATCCCCATCAATACCGGCAACCAGCCACCATTTCAAGTATCAGAGTGACGCCATGACCGCAAAGCAACCCGACTGGGAGGCAATCGAACGAGCCTACCGGGCCGGCGCGCTTTCCATCAGAACCATCGCCGAGCGCCAGGGTGTAAGCGACACCGCTATCCGGAAAAGAGCGAAGGCTCACGGATGGGCGAGAGACCTCTCAGACCAGGTGCGAAAAGAGGTTCGCAGCAAGCTGGTTCGCGGCGAGGTTCGCAACGACCAAGGCGCGAACTGCGAACTTGATGCCGAGATCATCGAAGAGGCCGCAGAGGAAGGCGCTCGGGTAGTTCGCAGTCACCGTCGAGACATACGTAAAGCCACGAATCTTGCGAACCTGCTCATGGATGATCTGCTGAGTACAATCCAGCGCCGCGAAGAGATTGAAGAGGCGATCATCGATGAGACGGACGAGGACAACAACGGCATGCGCCGCGCTTCGATGCTCGCTGCCGTGGCGCTGCCAAGCAATTCAAAAACTCTGTTCCAGCTTTCCTCGGCCATGAAGAACCTCCAAGTTCTGGAGCGCCAAGCGTTCGGCCTGGACGAAAAAGAGAAATCCGCCGATTCCGATGAACTCTCGAGCCTGATGGACGAACTATCGAAGGACGCCTGACATGAAGCCCGAGCACTTGAAGCTGCTACGGGACAAGCGTTGGAGGCTGAACAATCTCTACTACATCACCGACAAGCAGGGCAAAAAGGTCCGCTTCCGGATGACGGACGAGCAGATCGAGTACTTCGATGGGATGCACACCCGCAACATCATCCTGAAGGCTCGGCAGCTCGGCTTCACCACTGAGTGCTGCATCATCCAGCTCGACGCCGCTCTGTTTGAGTCGGCCAAGTGCGCGCTGATCGCTCACACCCTGAACGACGCAAAGCGCCTGTTCCGGGAGAAAGTGAAGTTCGCCTACGACAACCTGCCCAAGGAAGTCAGGGCGGCCAACCCGGCTCACAACGACGCGGCCGGCGAGCTGGTGTTCAGCAAGGGCGGTTCGCTCTACGTTTCCACGTCCTTCCGAGGCGGCACGCTGCGCTACCTGCATGTGTCCGAGTTCGGGAAAATCTGCGCCAAGTTTCCACACAAGGCCCGCGAGATCGTCACCGGCGCCTTCGAGGCCGTGGCAACCGATTGTTTCGTCACAATTGAATCAACGGCGGAGGGCAGGGCTGGCTACTTTTTCGATTATTCACAGAGTGCGGAGCGCCAGCAGTTGGCCGGCGTGCCCCTGGGTCTGCTGGATTGGAAGTTTTTCTTCTTCTCCTGGTGGAAAAACAAAGGCTACTGGCTTGATCCCGCCGACGTGGTCATTCCACAGCGCTTGACCGATTACTTCAGTGAGCTGCACGCCAAGCACGGGATCGTCACGAACGACGGCCAGCGCGCCTGGTACGCGGCCAAGGAGAAGACGCTCGGCGATGACATGAAGCGGGAATACCCGTCGATACCCGTCGAAGCGTTCCAGCAATCGGTCGAAGGCGCCTATTACGCGCAGCAATTCACTAAGCTTTATGCCAACAAGCGCATCGGCGCTGTTCCGGACAACAGTCACCAGCCGGTGATGACGTTCTGGGACATCGGTGTCGGCGACTCCACGGCCATCTGGTTCGTGCGCCAGGTCGGCACCGAATACCACGTCATCGATTACTACGAGAACTCAGGCGAAGGTCTGCGGCATTACATGAAGGTGCTCAAGGATAAGGGTTACACCTACGCCGAGCACTGGGGGCCGCACGACATCGATAACCGCGAGTTCGGTAGTGACGCCAAGACTCGTCGTGAGCTGGCCCAAGAGGGCTACGAGATCGATGGTCAGACCTACAGCATGACGTTTGATGTTGTTCCGAAGATCGGTGTCGATGACGGAATTGAGGCGGTACGCGAACTCCTTCCACTGTGCGTATTCGATGAAGCTCAGTGCGAAGAAGGCATCGGCCACCTCGAAAACTATCGAAAAGAGTGGGATGACAAGCGCGGCTGTTGGAAAGACAAACCTCTGCACGACAAGACATCGCACGGCTCTGACGCGTTCCGGTACTTCGCTGTCGCGAAGAGTGCCAGGCAGCCGGTTACCACTCTCAAAATGGGATTTGCACGCTAATGGCCAATGACGTCACATTTACCCGTCCGGAGTACGACGCGGCCCAGTCCCGTTGGCGACTGGTGCGTGACGTCTGTAAGGGCTCTGAAACCATAAAGGCGGCTGGCGATAAATACCTGCCGCGACCGAATGCCTCGGATATTAGTCAGGACAACAAGGATCGTTACGACGCGTACAAGAAGCGCGCCGTTTTCTACAACGCCACGGGCCGGACGAAGCACAGTCTGGTGGGAGCAGTATTCCGTACCTGGCCGACGCTGACTGTCCCTGGCGCGCTCGACTACGTATCGAAGGACATCGACGGGCGGGGCGTGAGCGTTTACCAGCAGTCGCAATCGGTCATCGGGCATCTGCTTGAGGTCGGTCGTCATGGTCTGTTGGTGGACTACGCCGCTGTCGAAGCTGGCACTGTGAGCAAGGCGGATGAACAAGCGGGTCGCGCCCGGGCCAACGTCGCCAGCTACCCAGCGGAGTCCATCAGGAACTGGAAGACGCGCCAAGTAGGCGGCCAGCACTTGCTAAGCCTCATCGTCCTGCGTGAAGAGGTGGACATCGATACGGATGACGGCTTCGGCAGCGAGAGGGTCGTGCAATACCGGGTTCTGCGCCTCGATGCCGCCGGCATCTACACGCAGGAAGTATGGGAAGAGGGTTCCAGCACGACGTCAATGATCACTGCACCATTCACACCGCTGAATGGCCTCGGCCAGCCTTGGAAAGTGATCCCTTTCCAGTTCCTCGGCAGCGAGAACAACGACACCAGCATTGACGATTCACCCCTATATGACATGGCTGAGGTCAACGTCGGCCACTACCGAAACAGCGCGGACTACGAAGAGGCAGCTTACCTGGTGGGCCAGCCACAGCCGTGGATGTCGGGACTTGATGTGAAATGGCGCGACCATTTGGAGGCGGAAGGCATCTTCCTCGGGTCGCGTGCGCCGTGGCTGCTTCCTCAGGGTGGGGCATGCGGAATGATGCAGGCTCAGCCGAATACGGTCGCCAAAGAGGCCATGGACAGCAAGAAAGAGGACATGGTGTCGCTTGGTGCCCGACTGATCGAGCGCGGCAGCGCGGTGAAGACTGCGACCCAGGCTGATAACGACAGCGCCGCCGAACACAGCGTTCTCTCTCTGGTGGTGAGCAATGTCAGCGAAGCCTACAGCCAGTGTCTGGTCTGGATGGCTGAGTTCGTGAACGCGCCCGTCGAAGTCATCTACAAACTCAATCAGGACTTCAGCCAAATCAGCTTGGACGCAACCATCCTCACCGCGTTGTTCAATGCAGTGCAGGGCGGCAAGCTGCCGGAAGGCGACTTCTGGCAGTACCTGCGTGATCGCGGCGTGATCAACCCAGAGAAGACGGACGACGACATCCGGGACGAACTGGAAGCACAAGGCACCGGGCCAGCCCTGGATGACACCGAGGTAATTCCTAATGGCGGCAAACCAAGCAATCCTTGATGCCACCATCCGGCACGCCGTCTTCCTCGAGCAGCTTAAGTCGGGCGAGGTGGCGAAGTTCGCACCCTTCCTAAAGGAGATCGACCGGTCTATCCGTGATCGGCTCACCCGGGCAGATCTGACGGATTACACCGTCGTCCGCCTGGAGCGGCTGCTGAGCGAGGTCGATGGTCTGCTGCTGGGCATCTTCGGCCGGTACAGCGAGAAGCTGAACCTCGACTTGGTGGACATCGCCAACTACGAGGCCGAGTTTGAAGCGACCAGCCTGACCCGCGCGGCACCGGTGGGCGTGTCGTTCGATGCGGCGGTGCCTGGTGCTGCTGCAATCAGGACGGCAATCCTCGGTAACCCGCTCAGCGTGCGCGGCGCAGATGGCGGCAAGCTGCTCAAGACGTTTATCGATGGCTTTACCGCCACCGAGCGACAACGCCTCACAGGCGCGATCCGGCAAGGCTTCTTCGAAGGCCAAACCAACTTCCAGATCATCAAGAACATTCGCGGTACCAAGGCGCTCCAGTACAACGACGGCATCCTGGCCACGACCAACCGCAATGCCGGCGCAGTGGTGCGGACGGCGGTGCAGCACGTCGCCACCCAGGCTCGCATGGAGACGCTGAAAGAGAACTCCGATGTTGTGCAAGCGGTGGAATGGGTCACCACCTTGGACACGAAGACCACCAGTCAGTGCAGGTCGCTCGATAAGCAGCGATTCAAGCTGACTGAAGGACCGAGACCGCCGATCCACATCAACTGCCGCTCTACGGTGGTGGCAGTGACTCGCTTCAGTGCTCTGTTTGCCAAGGACGCGACTCGAGCATCCATCGGCGACAGTGGCGCCCAGCAGGTGAGGGCAGACTTTAGCTATTACGACTGGCTCAAGCAGCAGCCGGCGGCGTTTCAGGACAAGGCCATTGGCCCGGTTCGCGCCAAGCTGTTCCGCGAAGGCGGACTGAGCATCGAGAGATTCTCCGAGCTGCAGCTTGATCGCAATTTCAAACCCCTGACGCTTGCGCAGATGCGTGCTCTTGAACCGCTGGCTTTCGAGCACGCCAAGATCTGAGGTGATAGTTACTCTAGATCCGCAGCTTTTTCAGCCACGATCGCCAGAGCATTAACTGTGCGGCTGAGGTATGGGTATTTCTTTTTGATGCGAACGAAGTAACCCGACTTTACGAGGGCCTCGACCACTTCGGCCGTTGCTTGCATGGTGTTCTTGTAAGGCGATGATGCAGGCAAGAAATCGTGGCGAATGATTGGATCAAGTGTCATCCGTTGCTCTGGTGGGTACTGATCCAAGGACTGCGCACGTTGGTTAATTGCCAAGTCAGAGATCCCATTTTTGAGCAGGTGGCGAACCAGCGCGCGTATATCGAGGTATGCGTCTGCGCCGCCGTAAGGTAGCTTTACTGTAAAAGATCCATCTACAAGGAGGTTCAGTGGTTGAACATCAATAACAGATTGATTTTGATCAGTCAGTTGGCGGTAGTGATCGATTGATAGTACTGCAAATACTGGGTTTCCTAGAGTGTCGTGCAAAAATTGTACGCTGTTCATTGTTTTTTCATTTCCGTTGTTGTGGCTTCGTTGTAGGAAAATATTATCTACAATAAAGCTTGTTGTAAACCCTTCGTTGTAAAAATAGAGGCCGGGCCTCTCTCAAGTTCCAGGGGAACGAAAAATGCTGAAGTTCCAAATTGACACCCTTGATGGTGTCGACGAAGCCGTGCGCGCTCTTTACACCGAGAAGGACGGCAAGTTCGTGCTCGGCATTGAAGGTTTGCCACAGCCTGAGGATGTCTCTGGCCTGAAGTCCAAAGTTCAGGAACTGCTGGACGAGAAGAAGGCTGCCGACAAGGCTCGCAAGGACGCCGAAGATCAGGCCCGATTGGAGCGCGAAGAGAATGCCCGCAAATCTGGCAACGTCGAAGAACTCGAGAAGTCCTGGTCTGAAAAATACAACCGCCGCGAAGCTGAGCTGAACGGGATGTTGGAGCAGGAGCGTGGAACGCTGAGCACTCAGATCCGGGATCTGACTGTCGGCCGCACCGCTACTGACATCGCGTCTGCCCTGGCAATTCCGGGCAGCGCAAAAGCCCTTTTGCCGCATATCGAACGCCGTTTGAGCGTCGAGCAGCGCGACGGGAAGCCTGTTGTGGTCGTGCTCGACCAGCAGGGCAAGCTCTCGGCGGCAACGCTGGATGAGCTGAAAGCAGAATTCGCAAACGACACGGCGTTCGCGCCGTTGATCGCGGGTAGTAAGGCATCCGGCGGCGGGGCCGGCGGTGCTGGGAATGGCGGCGGGGCCGCAAAAGGCAAGATCGGCGGCACCAAGGAAGAACGACAGGCCGCAATCGCGGGCCGGTTCTCCGACCTCCCACTCAAGTAAGGAATTGATCCATGTCCCTGTCTCAAATGCAGGTCTTCAACCAGTACATCATGCCGGCGACTCTCGAGACGCTGGACCAGATGCTGGAAGCGTTCAATATCGCGAGCAACGGCGCGATCCTGTTGTCCCCGGACGGCTTCACCGGTGATTTCCTTCTGGAATCCTTCTTCCAGAACCTGGGCGCCGCACAACGCCGAGTCAACCGTTACGGCGCCAACAACACCGTTGCCGCGACCGACCTGACCGAACTGCAAAACGCTTCGGTGAAAGTGGCCGGCGGCTTCGGCCCTGTACGTTACGAGCCGTCGCAAATGACGTGGCTTGAGCGTCCAACCATTCAAGGCATCGAGGTCGCATCGCGCGCATTCGCCGAAGTCTTGCTGAAGGATCAGCTCAACACTGCCATCGCCGCTCTGGTCGCTGCAATCACCGCCCAGGCAGCCGCGGTGAACGACGTGTCAGCAACCGCGGGTATCACTCAGGCCGGCTTGAACCTCGCGCACGCGAAGTTCGGCGATGCCAGCCAGAGCATCGTCGCCCAGATTATGCAGGGCAGCACCTACCACAAGCTGGTCGGCCAGGCGATTGCCAACCCGACCAACCTGTTTGTGGCGGGCAACGTTCGCGTGGTCGACATTTTGGGCAAGGTGTCGGTTGTGACCGATTCTCCTGCGCTGGCGCAAACCGGCACGCCGAACAAGGAAATCATCCTTGGCTTGGTGCCGGGCGCTGCCCAAGTTCGCGATGGTCGCGACATCATCTCGAACGTTCAGACCACCAACGGCAAAGAGCGTATCGAAACGACCATTCAGGTGGATTACACATTCAGTGTTGGTCTGAAGGGTTACACCTGGGACACCGCAAACGGCGGCAAGTCGCCGACTAGCGCCGCGCTCGCCACTGGTACTAACTGGGACAAAACCGCAGCCAGCATCAAGGACACCGCCGGTGTTGCATTGATCGGCGACGCCGCCAAGTAACCCTGAAAGCTGAGCCGGACCTAGTGCCCGGCTCGGCGAGGACATGATCATGAGCAACAAGAATATTTGGTATCTGCCCGGCCCATTTCACCAGTACCAGGAAGACGTTAAGGCTCTGGCCAAGAAAGCCGGTCTTCGCATCATCGACGCAAACGTGACTGATGATCGCGGTGATGAAGCCGAGAACACGCCCGAAGTGACACTGAAGGAAGTAGAACAGCGTCAGGTATTGGTTGCCTGTACTGACGATAACAAGGCTGAACTGGTAGACCTGATCGGCAAGCTGCAGATTGAAAGCGATACGGTCCGGGCTGTGATTGACGGGCTCGACGCTGGCGAGATTGAAAAGCCCGAAGCTGGTGAACTCGCAATCCGCCTGTTTCATTCGCTCGACGGTATTCGCTTGCAGATGGTGGAACTGACCGGTGCGCGCGACGATCTCGCAACGGAAAACGAGATGCTGCGCAACGAACTCGCCGATCTGAGGGTGGGCGAGGGTGTGGAAGTCGAGGCCATGAAGGCTAAGCTCGAAGCTGCTGGCGTTCCCTTCCGGGCCAACGCCTCGAAAGAATCCTTGGAAAAGCTCATCGTTGATCTGCCCAAGGCGTGATACTGCTGGCTGACGGTAAAGCGTCAGCCAATCATTCAAAGCTCAACCCAGCGAGTTGATCCATGACACTCATCATCGAGGACGGCACCGGCAAGCCAGACGCCGAAAGTTACGCGAGCGCCGCGGACCTGGTCATGTACGCCGTGAAGTTCGGCGTGACCATCCCTGCGGAGGAGCCTGCGCAAGAAGCACTGCTTCGCCGGGCCGCCTTGGCGATGGATGGCATGATCTGGAAGGGGCGCAAGACCGACAGTGATCAGGCTCTGGCCTGGCCGCGCCGCGGGGTTGAACTGGACTTACAGATCAAGCCCGACAACTACCTGCCTGCGCGGATTCAGTACGGCCAGATGGCCTTGGCCGCCGAGATCCACATTGACGATATCGACCCGGTCGAGAAACGCAAGGGCGCGGTTCTGCTGGATCGTGTCGAGGGTGCGGTGACGCGGCAGTACGCGGCGATTTCGAACACCAGCAACCGGCTGTTGCCGGCGGCGCCGGATCGGCCCAGCGCCACGCAGTTCGCTGACTATCTGAAAAAACGAGGATTGTTTGCGGTGCGTGCATGATGTCAAATAGCCTTTCATTGAAGGGAGTTTGATATGAGCAAGATTCTTACAGACGAGCAGAAGGTATGGTCCCAGTTCGCGGCCGCAGCACTTACTGGTCTTCTTGCAACTGGGAAATGGACTACAGAGAGAACCGCAGCTGAGGCGGCCAACCATGCTGATATGTTGTTGATGGAACTCAAGCAAAGAAGTCCGCAGGCTTAGTGATTTGATATGTGCCTTGCGCAATATTAGCCCAGCAGCAACGCTGGGCTTTTCACATCTGGAGCCACCATGGCCTTCTACGACGAAATGGCCGAGATGGCTCTGGAGATGATCAGAGAGTTCGGCCAGCCCGTGATCATCCGGGCGACCACCGCTGGCGAGTACGACCCGGACACCGGCACTGCGCCGGTCGACACGCTCATCGAGCAAACCGCCCCTGGCATCCTGCTCGACTTCACCGGCCAAGAATTCCAGACCAACAGCCTCATCAAGCAGGGCGACAAGAAACTCAAGATCGCCGCGCAGGGGCTTGCGTGGGTGCCGAACTTGTTGAACAAGGTCATCGTCCAAGGTCGCACCTGGTCAATTGTTCCTCCGCTGAAAGAGATAAACCCAGCCGGTACGCCGATTCTCTACGAATTGCAGGTACGGTCGTGAGCCGCGCCGGAGCCGGCCAGTCTGGCAGCTTCGCGCTGAGCCTTGCTGAGTTCGCCGCCCAAGCCACAGAAGCCATCGACGCCACCCTGCGCGAGATCATCATTGAGGTCGGCAGCAGCGTCATTCGCATGTCGCCGGTGGGTAACCCTGAAATCTGGGCGGCGAACGTTGCGCACCGTTCGGCCAACACCCGAGCAGCGGACGACTACGACTTCAAGGTGGCGATCCGCAACACGGTCATCAACCTGACCGACAGCAATTTCACCAAGTCCGGAAAGCTGAAGGCGGGCGTGAAGTACGCCAAGCCCCTGACCAAAGCTGAACGCGACCAAAACTTCAACGTGAATGGATTGGTAGCCGGCAAGGCTTACATCGGCGGGCGGTTCCGGGCGAACTGGCATCTCTCGATCAACGTCGTCGAGAACGTCACGTTTGACGAAGTTGATCCGAGCGGGAACGAGACAATCGCCGCCCTAGTTTCCGCCGTCAGCGACTTCACGGCTGGCCAAGTGGCCTACCTCATCAACAACCTGCCATATGCGACTCCCCTGGAGTACGGACACTCGAAGCAAGCCCCGGGCGGAATGGTGAGAATCACCGTGGCCCGCTTCCAGCAGATCGTCGATGAAGCCATCAGGAACAATCAGATATGAGCCACAAAATCATCGCCTCGATCTATGAGGCCAGGCTGATCAATTGGGCGAAAGCCTTGCCGGTGCCATTGAAGGTCGTCGTCGAGAACGAGGCCTATACACCTGGGAACGACGCGACCTACCTGAAAGCATTCACGCTGCCGGCCGATACCGCAAGCAACACGCTCGGCGGCGACCACAAGCTGTACACCGGCGTGTTTCAGGTCAGCATAGTGACGCCATCGGGCAAGTACCGCAGCGCGGCCGGCGCGCTGGCCGACCAGATCGCCGCGCTGTTTCCGCTGTACGAGCGCAACACCAAGGGAGCGCTGACCGTCGTGACGATGACACCGGTTGACCCCGGCCCCGGCATTCTGGACGACACCACGTTCACCGTGCCCGTGTCCTTCATGTACCGGGCCGACACCAACTGATCTGCGCAGGTAGAATCCCCTAAGGAAATGATTCAGGGGTGTTCGTGATGGATGAAAATAGGAAGCAGCGGCTGCAGGTTCTGGGTGAGATGGTGGGCAACCATTGCTGGGACAATCGAGAGGAGATTGCTGCAAGTGACCAGTGTCTTTGCACCGGTTGTGGTCTGTGGCTGGCGCCGACTGAAATCACCAAGTGGCATGAAGATAAGCATGCGTGCTGTCCAAAGTGCGGGCTAGCTGGCGTGGTTGTCGGCTCAAAGTCCGGCATCCTGCTGGATGAGTACCGCAGCAACATGGAAATTGAATAGCAGCACCTAAACATTCGCCCGTTGGGCAAACCCTGAACCCGCCATTGAGCGGGTTTTGTCATTTCTGCAAAGAGGAAAAACCAATGGGCTACAAACTCCCGAATGGCGCGACGTTCGAGCATGCCGCTACCTACGCCGCTCCGCTCGCATTCTCGGCCATCTCCAACGCAGCTGAAGCCATCTGCACCGCTGTCGGTGCCACGCTGGTGACCGGCGACATCGTTCAGCTTGCTTCTGGTTGGACTCCGCTTAACGGCAAAGTGGTTCGCGTGAAAACCGCGACCGCGACAGCGATCACCCTGGAAGCGATCGACACCACCAGCACCCAGATCTTCCCTGCCGGCTCAGGCGCGGGCACGCTGACGAAGGTGCTGACCTGGGCTCAAATCCCTCAGATCACCGATGTGGCCTTCTCCGGCGGCGAGCAGAACTATGCCGACATCGTCTTCCTTGAAGACCAGCAGGGCCGACAGCTGCCGACCGACAAGTCCGCCGCCAGCATGGTGCTGACTGTCGCCGACGACCCGTCTCTGCCTTATGTGGCCGTCGTTACGGCCGCCGATTCCGCGAAGTCTATGCAAGCCGCTCGCCTGAACCTGCCAGGTAACGACAAGTTGTATTACGGCGCCTACACCTCGTTCTCTCTGCAGCCGGCGGTCTCCCGCAACAACCTGCTTACTCGCACCATCTCCCTGGCACTGCAAGCAGCACCTACCCGCTACCTGTCGTAAGGAGTCCTCATGGCAAAGTTTTCCATCGCGCCGAAACCAACGTTCACCGTTGATGTTTCCATTCCGCAGGTTGGCGGTAAGCCGGCAATGGTGCCGTTCACGTTCAAATACCGCGACCGTACGGCGTTGGCTGAGCTGTTCGACTCATGGAAGGTAAAGGCGGAGGCCATCGGCGAGCGCTTCAAGGGTACGCAGCCCTCTCTTTCCGAAATAACCGCGGCCGAAGTCGAGCAGGGCGCTGATCAAATCAAAGACTTGGTCGTGTCGTGGGGCTTCGACGATGAACTCAACGACGAGTCGATCACTGCTCTGGTGAAGAGCTGCATCGGCGTATCGGATGAAGTGGTTAAGGCCTACAGCGAAGCCTTCGGGAAGGCCCGCTTGGGAAACTAACCGCCGCCGCCCGCGCGCTATATGAGCCCACCGGTTCAGCCGAACAGTTGGCGTTGTTCGGACTTTTCCCGGAGGACTACGACGAGACTTTCGAGGTCTGGCCAGACAACTGGAAGGCATTCCTTGTCATGGATTCGATGGGGACTCAGTGGCGCACAGGCGCATGCGGCGCGACAGGTCTGGATTACGGCGTTCTGCCGAGCGTGATGAAGCTCATCGGTATCCCTACAAAGGATCGATCTGGCGTGTTTCAGGACATCCGCGTCATGGAGTCGGAAGCCATCGCGGTAATGGCCGACGCGCGCGACAACAGCCCGTAATTACGGGCACTTATTCAAGGTGAGTCGATGAACATTGCAGAACTCGGCATCAAGGTCGACTCCGCTGATGCTGCCCATGCTGCGACCGATCTCGACAAGCTGACGAAGTCCGGTGAGCGTGCAGAGCAATCTGCCGTCGGCCTGATGAAAGAGATGGAGGCGTTGGAGAAGTCGCTGTCGAAAGGCGCGACCACCACGCAGGAGCTGGCCAAGCAACGTGACAGCCTGGCGAAGTTGACCCAGACCGGCGCCTATGGTGAGGCTGAGTTCACCAAGGTCACCGCGCAGCTGGATAAGCAACAGGTGGCACTGGCCAAGTCGACCCTGGACGAACAGAAGGCCCTCAACAGTCTGCTGGGGGCGATCGATCCCGCCCGGGCGGCAATGTCCAAACTGGATACTCAGGTTGAGCAGCTGGGTAAGCACCTCGATGCTGGTCGCATCAGTCAGGACCAGTACAACTCGTCGCTGAGTAAGATCGACAAGGATTACTCCAAGCTAGAAAAAACTGCGACCGGGTTCGACAAGCTGAAACTCGGTACCCGCCAGGCGCAGGAAAACGTCGTTCAACTGGGCAATGCACTGTCGTCAGGCGATTGGGGGAGTGGCGTTCGCGCTGTTGCTCAGCTGGGCGCCGGCGCAGGTGCATCTGCCGCGGGTTTACTCGCCACCCTTGCGCCCGTCGCTTTGGCAACTGCTGCTGTTGGCGGATTGGCGTATGCCTATTACAAGGGTAGCGAAGAGCAGGACGCCTACAGCAAAAATCTGATCCTGACTGGAAACGCTGCCGGCGTAAGTGCAGATCAACTCGGTTCACTGGCTCGACAGGTGAGTGCCACTGTCGGTACGACCGGGCAGGCGGCCGAGGTGCTGGCTCTGTTGGCTGGTAACGGGAAGATCGCTGGCGAAAGCTTTGGGGACATCACCCAGGCCGCCGTGTCCATGCAGGAAGCGACCGGTAAGGCTGTTAGTGAGACGGTCGCTGAATTCTCGAAGCTTGCCGATGACCCGGTCAAAGCTTCCGTTGCTCTGAACGAGCAGTACCACTACCTGACTGCCTCGGTTTACTCGCAAATCGCCGCACTCGAAAAGCAGGGCGATCATGCGGGAGCTGTGAAGCTTGCTACTGAGGAATATGCAGACGCGATCAACGAACGAACGCCCAAGATTCTTGAAAATCTCAGCTTCTGGGAAAAGGGTTACAACGCTGTAGTGCGTGCAGCGGATAGCCTAAAGAATATTGGTCGGCCCGATATCGAAGGTGATATTGAGCAGGCACGCCGCAATCTGGCGGCAGCCCAAGCTGGCGACATTGGCGCCTTCCAGAACCAAAAAGAGATGGTTGAGCTATACAGCAATCAGCTCAACATGCTGGAAGACCAGAAGGCTGCTGCTTCGGATATCGCCAAGTACGATGGCGAGCAGGCCAAGGCTCAGCGTGAAGCAGTAACAGCAATGTCGAAAATCGACGCGCTGACAAAGTCCTCGCTGAACAATGAGCAGAAGCGCGCCGAGGCTATTAAGGATTACAAAAAACAACTGGATGATATTCGCAAGGTCGATCCGAAAGACTCACGGCTAGATCCTGCCACTGTCGCTAAAAACATCTCGAACCTCAACGACAAGTTCAAGGACCCGAAAGCTGCGACTGGCAGCGTCGACCTGACCGGCTTCAACAACGCAAAGAATGTACTGGCCGAAACGTTGGCCTACTACAAAAATGCGGAAAAGGAACTTGAAGCATCGCAGCGTGCTGGCGTTATCTCTCAGGTCAGTTTCACCGAGCAGCGGATCAGCCTGCTGCAGCAGGAAGCAACTGAGGTAGCCCAAAGTTACCAGACTGAAATCGACGCGCTTGAAGCGGCCAAGACAAATAAGGGCACTACTGCGGCGCAGGTCATCCAGATTGATCAAAAGATCGCGGATGCACGGTCCGCCATGGTCAAGGCGCAACAGGACAGCGACAGCGAGCTGGCGATCATCGCCACCAACGAAGAAGGGCGGCTGCGTAAGCAGACATTGGCAGTCAACACGTACACCAGCGCTCTCCATCAACAGGTCGAGTCACTTCGGCAGCAGGGGCTGCGAGCGGCTTCTGGCCTTGGCCAGGGTGATCGGCAACGTGGGCTGACTGAGCAGCAAAACGGAATCGACGACAAGGCCAACGCTCAGCGCATCGACCTGGCCAACCAGTATGGCGATGGCTCGCGCGGTATGAGCCTCGACGAGTACAACGCCAAGCTGAAAGCTGTTGCGCAGAGCCAGCAGGAGCTGCGCAACGTGGTGGTCGCCAACTACGATGACATGACCTCGGCACAAGGTAGCTGGACTGCTGGCGCATCGTCGGCCTGGGAGAACTACCTGGAGTCGTCGCGCAACGTGGCCGGGCAGACGAAAAGCCTGTTCACCAACGCGTTCAGCTCCATGGAAGACGCCATCACACAGTTCGCCTTGACCGGGAAACTATCGTTCAGCGATTTCGCCAAATCCGTATTGGCCGACATGGCCAAGATTGCGTTGCGCCAAGCCGGTTCGTCGGCGCTGAGCGGTCTGCTCGGCCTGGCTACTTCTGCAGCTAGTTCGTACTTCGGTGGCAGCTCGTCAACTTCGCTTGGCGCATCTCAGTCCGGCTATTCCTCGACCTACTTCCCGCAAGCGAAGGGGGGCGCATGGAACGGTGGCGTGCAGATGTTCGCTAATGGCGGCGCGTTTTCTGGCAGCGTGGTCAGCGCGCCGACCGCGTTCGGAATGGCCAACGGCAAGACCGGCGTGATGGGTGAGGCTGGCCCAGAGGCGATTGTGCCGCTGGCGCGCGACTCGCAAGGTCGTCTCGGCGTGCGTGGCGGTGCGGGCGGAAGCTCCAGCACGCTCAACGTCAGTGTCACCGTGGATGCCACGGATGGAGGCGGCGCAACACCCGATCCGGTACGCCTGGCGGAAGCAATCAAGGTCGTCTGCCGGCAGGAAATCGCAACCGCACGCCGTAACGGTGGGCAACTCACTTAAGGAGGCGCCATGCCGACATTCACATGGGTTCCGACCTATGACGCCACCAAGACGATAACCCCGACGGTCAAGGTCATAAGGTTCGGCGACAACTACGAGCAGCGGCAGGGAACCGGTATCAACCGACAGCCGCGCAAGTACGCGCTGACTTTCAAGCGGGCGAAGGCAGAGATTGATGCCATCGATGCCTTCCTTGGCGCCAGAGGCGCGATCGAGGCCTTCATCTACACGCACTCCGGGCAATCGGCAGGACAGTTTGTTTGTAGGGAGTGGATGCGCACCAATATCGCAAAGGGCGTTGATGGCCTGTCAGCAACTTTTGAGGAGGTTTATGAATGACAGCTCTTCAGGGGCAGCTTTCACTCGCGACTGGGATGTCCATCTGGGAGGGGTTTGAACTGATTCTCCCGGACCAAACCATTCGTTTTCACAGCGGAACCAATGAAAGCCTAGGCTCGGTCGTCTGGAAAGGCGTTGCCTACACCCCTTGGCCGCTCAAAGGCTCGGAGTTCTCCACGCCAAGCCAGGGATCGCCGGCCAGGCCGAAACTACAGGTCGGCAACTTCGGAGGCACCATTTCGGCGCTCTGCCGACAATATGACGACCTGCTTTGGGTGAAGCTCAAGCGTCGCCGAACACTGGTGAAATATCTGGATGCGGTAAATTTCGCCGCCGGAAACCCAACCGCCAACCCCGCAGAAGAGTACCCGGTTGAAACATGGTTCATCGCGCGAAAGGTCAACGAGACGTCGACAGCGGTTGAGTTCGATCTGGGCTCTCCACTCGACCTGCAGGGTGTGAAGTTGCCGCGCCGACAAGTGATTGCAGGGACGTGCCTATGGGCTTACCGCTCCGGAGAATGCGGGTATGCCGGCGGTCCTGTGGCGGATTACTTGGACATCCCAACCAGAGATCCAGCCAGAGACCAATGCAGCCGAACACTCCGAGGCTGCAAACTGCGCTTCGGTGAATACGGCGAGCTTCCCTTTGGCGGCTTCCCTGGCATTGCCAGCGTTCCGAGATTTTGATCATGAGCGAATTGTTCAATAAATGTCGGGCGGATGCCGAGGCGCATGCCTTCGCTGAGTACCCGCGCGAGTCCGTAGGGCTGGTGGTCAACGTTCGCGGTAAACCGAAGTACGTGCCGTGCCGCAATCAATCCGAGGAGCTGGATCACTTCATCCTCCACCCCGAGGATTATGCGGCCGCTGAAGACATGGGCGACATCGTGGTAATTGTCCACTCTCACCCGGATGTTGGTCCCGAGCCGAGCCTGCACGATCTGGCAAGCCATGCTGTGAGCCGCACCGCCTGGTGGATTGTCGGCCTGGTCAATGGCGTGGCGACCTGGCACGAAATGCCGGCGAACGGAGAGCTTGCGCTGGAAGGCCGCGTATTCGTCCATGGCGTGATCGACTGCTACACGTTGGTCCGCGATTACTACCGGCAAGTGCTCGGCATCACGCTGATGGACTTCCACCGCAAGAATGACTGGTGGCACAACGGCGAGAACCTGTACGTCGACAACTTTGAGCGGGCCGGTTTCGTGCCGGTGGCTACGCCAAAGCAGGGCGATGTGATCATCATGGCGATCGGCAGTCCTACCCCGTGCCATGGCGCGATCTGGCTGGACGGAGACGTTTTGCTGCACCACCTATACGGGCGCCTCAGCTGCAAAGAGGTCTATGGCCGCTCCTATCGCGAATGCACGACCCACGTCTTGCGTTACGCAGTATAGGCCCTGTATTTGCCCGACCTTATCCTGTTAGAGTCGCCAAAACCCTTGGAGGCTCGGCATGCGGAAAATACTCACGGCGTTGGCGCTGATTGCGCTGGCGGGGTGTATGGCTCCAACCATGAATCAGGCTCGCCAGGAAGGGCCCCACAAAATCCTCTACTCCCAGAAGACCGGTA